GAACTGCTCGAGCTCTAGCTCTACAGTCCTGTTTAGTCGTTGACGTCGTAATTGTAAAGGGTCCTAATGAAGAACTTACATAAGTATCTGTGGGATAATTTTTTAAGTTTAAGGTAACTTGCGTATCTCCTGTTTGAGCCAAGAAGTCTGGTATAAATCTACGAATAGACATAAGAAATTCTCCGTCTCCCCTGAAAGTTACTCCTTTTTGTTTGTCCTGAGTAATATCAAAATCGCCAGACTCAATACTGCCTAAAACATTGGTCGTGACTCCAGCAGCTGTGACTTGATCGGTTCCTGTCTCATGTTGATAGTAGGTTGTGGATCCTTCCGTATTACCGACGACAAAAGTATCAGCACTGGAGGGAACATCGGTATCAGGATCGTAAGCTGTTCCATAGGGCTTTCCAAACACAGATGAATCGGACCAGGTTGTTCTGGCAAAATTGGTATTAGCGTTAGTAACCCAAATAGGTCTTTGAGTAGTGGAATCTAAATAATTAAAAGAGACCATTCGATTAATGGCTTCTGAAGAAGAGGTAGGAAAGAACCACATAATTTCTCCAAACAAATTATTCAATCCACAAAAAATTAAATCTCTAGGTCGTGTATTAATATCATCATAAACATAGTCTTCAACCAGACACTGCATCGATTCCAGTTTACCGGTGTATCTAAAGAATCCATTTTCAGACATCCAGTAAGCCGCACCATCTACTTCGATCGCGGCGTTCTTGCCGATCAATCCGCAGTTGGTTCCCACTTGTTCAAAGGCAAATGTAAAAGGTAGACCTACATATCTCATTAAATAAAGCGCGGTGTCGGTCCAAATATACATGGCATCACGACCTCTGATGGCGCTCATGATCCGTGATCCGTCGGTCAGTCTCTGTGTGCCAGCGGTATTGATGGCACTCGGAGTATACTCGGTCAAAGATTCCTGAGTCGACCAGCGAATAAACATAGGGTCCTGACTGGTGACTGTTTGTAAAGTGGTTTCTGTTCCTAAAAAAACGATATGACGATCCGGTGTGGATACAAGCATGTGTCGAGAAGCCGTTGGAACTTCTGTTCCGGTGATGGCCGTGGCTCGTGTTGAAGTCGCCGCCGTCAAAGAAGCATCCCATTCAAACGCTCGACCATTATAAATCATGGCAATCACGGTTTGACCAAAACTGTCAATGACCCATAACCCCGGATCAATGGTAAAGTCGGCGCCGGAGGCTTTGCCCCATCCAAAATAAGAGGTGGTGTCTTTAACCGTGACTCCTAGAATATGAGCCGCTCGTGTCGTTCCCCGTTGAGCTCTCGCCCCTCCACTTAGAGTTCCAGTACCTGTGTCATTGGCTGTATAACTAATTTCTTCCGTTCCTATTAAAACATAACCTGGAGACGAGACACTTACAGACGTTTCAAATTGGGTAGAGTCTGCGACAACAATAGTCGTATCACTTGCATCATCAGCTAACGCTGTCGATAAAGTTGAAGTTGCTGCAATAGAAACCGTACCACTCCATTGTCCGGTTCCAAATCCATGACCCGCGGCCTGTTGAACAGGGCCGACTGGATAATACATTTGAATTCGAATCCCGCCCGATGTAGCAGCTCCTGAGCCGCCTTCAGCAGCGGTCATGGTAATGGTAAAAGTTGTACTGGTTGGGACTGTTGTAACCATAAATTTTATATCGTCAAAATCAGCAGCTACATAATTAGAATTCGTAATGGTTGTAAAATTATCAAATAATAGAATGTCACCAGGATTTAATCCTAAATTGGTAGAAGTGGTAACTGTTACTTCAGTCGATCCATTGGTGGTTGTGAAAGCATTCGTTTCAGTGGTTGTGGATTTAATGGGATGAATATCATAGAATGCTCCTCCACTATACGCGTATAAAATTCTGTTAGTTCCAACAATGGAATATTTGGTTCCATTATTATTAATAAGGTGATGTTGAGCGCGTGCTGCTCCGATTAAAGAGTCATCTCCAAGTTGTTCCCATCCTCCTATTTTCTCTGGAGTTCCATAACGAAAGCGCACATTGGCGCCTCCTTGCCATTGAAATTCTCCGCCGGTGGGGGTAACTTGTTTATTGAATCCTGGTAAAAAGCCTATTTTTTGTAGCATAGAAAATCCGTTCAGGACAAATTATACTAGATTGTGCTGTAGATCAACTCTTTCTCTGTGACTTCTTTAATGAGCAGGACCCGGAATACTGGAAGAATTGACGAAAGGCCTTCTTGCGAAAGCCATAAATAAATAAGTAGAAGTGGTATTGATAACTGCACCGGAACCTCTAAACTTAAAACCATTACTTACAAAATCTAGTGCATTGCTTGAACTTTCTGCTTCAGACGCATCTGTATCTGTATGAAGATACTTGTCTATTACATTGCCTAAAGTTGCTTCAGATTTTCTGTAAAATATACCCCAAGCTCTAGTAGCATCATAGTCTTTTTGAATAATGAATTCGGGTTGAAATCCTGTGTAGACAAATGTCCCATCGGCATTTCCGTTTCCTTCATAACTTCCAAATTTTGAATAACCCTGTACGGGTGCAAAGCAGTAAGCTATATAAGTTACTCCTGATGCATTTACATCTGTATTAGATCCTAAAGAAAATAAAGTTGAAGTTGGACTTGTATCATTCCATTTTCCAGTTCCTGTACTAGCAGAGTCACCAGCATTAAATTGAAGATATTTTGTATTTCCTGTTGCTATATGATAAACTAGCCAAGCGTCTGCACCACCAAGTTCTTTGACTATTATCATTTTAGGAGCGACTCCTAACCCATGAGGAAGTGTAGCTCCTGAACTACCATTCCCGGTATAAGCAATTATAGAAAAACCTGATGTAGCATTAAATGAATAAGATGATGGAGTTATACTTGGTGAACCTGCTATTCCTGTTGTCGTTCCTGCTTTCCAGTTCCAAGAAGCAAAAGTTTCAGTGCTTGCATTAATCAGAGCAAGTGAACCTACTGTAAATCCATCAGCACCAAACGCAGTTAAACCATTACTGTCAGTTGCTTCGGCATCAGTCAGATTAAGTGCTATAATTTTTTCCACTCCTCTTACGGAATCCCAGTCAGCATGATTTCTTGTACTAGACCTACTTTTAATCCAAACATTATCGGGTTGAAATCCAACGCCTGTTATAGCTAAAGAACTTCCTGTCCCGGTATAGTTTATATTACTAAAAAAACTACCTGGGTCATCTATCGTCGTATAAACTGCCATTTAACCTCCATCGCTCCCTAAATTTTTTGTACAAAGTGCCAAGAAATCCTTTGCCGAGCCATCAAAAGAAGCACTGCCACCATCACTCGGGTCGTATTCAAACAAACCATAGCCATTAGCATCTGCTACTGCTGATGTAACTGCAGTCGCACCAAAACAACCATTCCCAAAATTAGCGTCCCAAACATTTCCGCCGTCTGCTTTTTGACAGATAAACGACCACCACCCATTAATAGGAGTCGAGGGTAAAGTAAGACCCGTACCACTATTTTGAATTGTTCCATTTTTACCAAAATAAACTTTAGATGAGGTTATGTCCAAGTAAATTCCAATAATATCGCCAACAGTATAACTATCTCCATATGCATCAATACTACCAGCTATTGTAACTTGAGCGTTACCATCACTACTTCTATAAATAACTCCTTGTACCTGTTCAGCAACATCATTAATACCGCAAGAAGTATCTGGCATTACTCCTTCACCAATACCCACAAAGGAAGTATTAGTAGGACTTCCCATTTTAATTTCACAATACCATCGACCAGCTTCAGGACATATGGTCGCTACATTCCAACCCCAGTTTCCTCCCGACATATGTCCAGGTCATGATCCCTGCCAATAATTATCTAATACATTATATGTAGCAAAATTATTCGTCGGTGAATCTTGAGATTGATCTACTGCGGCTAGATTGACTACTGTTAAATCATTACCATTTCCTGATACATCATCTCCTAAAGCTGCTGAATCCCCGAAGTCTAACCAAAATCCACTCGTTCCAAATGTTAAACCTGAAATATCTTTCGGTTGCCATATGGTTGGACTATCTTCGTTGAATTCCCCAAAATCCGAAGCAGAATAAGCTTGCCCGTCGATAAGTGCAACTTCAGCCAGATAGCCATCAAAATAATGAGTAGTACCAGTTTGTTTTCCTACATAGTTTTCAATGCTAATGGTTAAAACTGGAGAAAGATCGCCATCCGCTGGATTATTATCTGTGCCAAAAACAGTTTCTTCTGTTCCATTAATATATATCTTCATACGGTCTCCAGCACTTGCATTCTCTGAATCCCATACAAAAACCAGGTGGTACCACGCTGCTGGATCGCGAAACAATCTAGTTGTTGTTAGTACACCAGGTGTTGTGCCACTACTTCCTTTTACTTGAAAATTGAGTGTGTTATCTGCTTTGAATTGTATTTCAACATAATCACTTGTTCCAGAATCACTAGATGCAAACAGGAGACAATGCCTAACAGTCATGTCTCCTCTTTTTGCCCAAAGACTATATGTCCATTTGACTTGAGAGGTTGTACTCCCAGGTGTGTAGTGCATGTATGGACTATCGTCAATGTTGCTGATTGTGCTCCTAGAATTAGAGGCATTAAACCTCCTCAGGCCACTCGCCTAGCGGTCTTGTTCCATCTGTATAAACATATAAAGCCGCGAGTTCATCAACAGTGTTACAAGCATCTATAAGAACTTCCATATCGTTTGATGCAGTTCGAACCGCTGCTCTATAGGTTGTCATTGCCGCTGGAACTGAATAACTTTCTACTTCTGTTGCCTTAACGACATGCCAGTCGGTAGGAGTTAAGTATCCACTCGCCTGACTTTTAATAATTCTTTTGTGTTTAGTTTTTAAACCTGGAGTAGTAACTCCATCTTCGGTTACATCATCTAAAGATTTTGCTGTTGCGCTTCCAAAAGAAGCGGTAACTTTTCCGTCTGCAAAATTAAAGGATTGATTGGTGTTGTTATAATAGGCTCCATCTTTCTGGTTTGAATTATCCCAAACCACTTCATAAATACCGATCGCTTCTCTTTCAGCGGTCGACCATGAAGTATAAATAGCACGAGGATATTGATTTTCGCCAAGAGTAATCCCTCGATTACTCGGTACTGTTTTTGTTATTGAATCGTTTTCTACTAATACAAACATTATGCCACCGTTAGGGCTAAAGTAGATCCTACTTGTAGCCATTTTGAATTGTGATATCTGAATACAAACAGGTCTCCAAGAGCCGCTGTAGTTGTAAGAGTCGGT